GTAACTCCAGCTTCTAAAGCAGCCTGATCCATAAGTGCTTGCCATTCGGGTAATGAATCTTGTCTAGATACTATCAAATGAAAACGGTCCTCGTTACTGTTATTAATAATACTGTGTCCATAGCTAATGTTCATAGTATAGGCACCGCCAGGCTCCATAAAAAGTTCTTCTCCATCATCCCAACGCCATACACACCCTGCTGGATTACTCAGGCTTATATTGATATTTTCTAGTATTCGATATTTGGTATCGGTATGAGTGCCAATCCACCCTCCAGCTTCGACTAACATAAATCTAATACGGCTAAATCTTTTACAAGGAAATATTGTATGTAAAAAATTTATAGTCACTGGACAGCGTTCAGACGCAGGTGTCCATATAAAATCTTTGGCAGCTTCTACAGCATTAGCATATCCATAGTCTTGCCAACTGTCGTGCTTGTTTTCAGAAAGTCCATATAGTGATAAACTTTTCCACCCCACGTGTGAGCCTTCATCATCACGATGTAGTGTAAATTGATCTTTTAACGCCTTTGCTTCGTTAAGCATTTCTTTATACGGTACTGGCATATCCAATTTTAAAAACTTAGCGTCCGAAAAATAATAATGTTTAGTATCCATACTTTATATATCATAAAAAAAGGACCCTAAGGTCCTTTTTCTTATACGAGTTATTTTAGTTATCTAACTGTTTCCAAGTAGTACCGTTATAACCATAGAAATGATTATTCGAACTATCAAAAATAATCATTCCGGCAGACGGAGTTGGATAACTTCCAGAGCCGTTAAATGAACCAGTCTTGATAGCTTTTGATACTTGTAAACCAGTTGGAGTCCAACGCCCTGCTTCTACACCGTTGACTGTTATACCAATGACTCCGTCTGCCGGATGAAAGAATCCGGTATCCTGAGATCCGTCAGTTGTAAAACTAATACTTGGTACAGTAGTAGAGCCATCACCAGCTAACAATCTAGTTAGTGTCAACGCACCTGCGCTGTCATATGTCATTGTGTTATAAGCATTATTACTACCAGTTACGAAAGTCATTACAGACGCAGGGTGATTACCTGATAATACTGCTGTAGAATCCCAGTTAGTAAAAATACTAGCGGCAGACAAATAACTACCAGCATAATAACCAGTAAAGTTAATACCATGTAGGTAGTCACCGGCTGCTGTGTTAGTTGGGCTATTGATAGTACCTTTTGAAGCGTTTAATGCTAAAACTGGAACTGTACCTGAGTTAATAGCACCTGCGCCAATTGAGTTAAGAGATAGTGGAGATTGATTAGAACTATTTACTACTATAGAGTTCGCACCACCGTTGATTAAATTAGTAACTACACTACCTGCTGTTACTGAACCACTACTAGCTGAAATGTTACCAGCAGTTGCTACAATATTACCAGAGGATGCTATAATGTTACCAGTTGATGAAGTAATATTACCTGTAGTGTTAGAAATGTTACCAGCAATACCAATAGTACCAGTACCATTAATGGTAAAAGTATTGATGTTTAAATTGCCACCAAGCACTGGATTAGTGTCTTGACTAACACTTAAAATGCCAACACCGTCTAGCGTTACGTTAGCTAGTAATGTTTTTGTTGTTGGGTTATAGGTAAACGCAATATTTGAATCATCGGGAGTTGCTGTTGCTCCTTGTCCTGCTGTAAATGCTACGCCAGCTACAGAATGTGTGTCGACTATTGAAACATCACTGTTGCCAGCTTGTGCGTTGGCTAGTGTAGATGACAGAGTAATTTGGCCAGAACCACTATTAACGCTAGTAATCCAATAAGTGCCAGCGGGCAATCCGTGTGCGGCACCACCAGTACCTGTAATTGTTATCGGTGCTAGGGCTATTAGCCCTGTAACTGTGCTTAGTGTAACTAAGTTCGGAGTAACTACACCAGTTACGTTACCAGTTACAGTTGGAGTGCCATAAGGGATAAACATAGCGGCAACATCAGCTTGTGCTGTTGCTTGGTGATAGTACTTATTTACAGAACCCTGTGCTAGGTTATCAGTTGTAAACCCGTTAAGTGTTCCGGCAAAATCTAATTGTTGGGTTGTATTATTCCAGCTAATTCCGTTTCCAGCTGCACTAGCTAGCACGTTTACTCCACCAGGTGTACTGCCGTCGCCAACATACAATTTCTGTGTATCAGTTGTGAATACTATTTCACCAGCGTCAAAAGTAACTGCACCTCTTTGACCTTCAGTTCCGCGTCTAATTTGTAGCGACATGTGCTATCTCCAATATGCTTGTCATCGTAAGGATGATTATTATAGTGTATTTATTAAAATGAACAGAACGTAGAGCCAAAAAAATAGGGCCCTAAGGCCCTATTTTATACTAATATTACTAGTAATTGCCGTTTTGAAACCCTACTTTACCACCTTCTGCTTCGATACGTGCTATAACATCTTCAAACAAAATAGGAGCAAAATCAGTAGTTTCAACGCACACATTATGATAGCGTGTATCGATCTCGTCACTGTACAAGATTTCACCAGTTTTAGCATCTACTCCACGAGCCTTACGTACACGATTTGCGTGTAAGTGTCCGTGAATATTAACACCAAAACGTCCTAAGCTATCTGAGTGTACTGGTATATGACTAAGGATCATACCATTCATAACGTGATAAGCTCTAAGTTCCCTAAAGTACGTTCTGTACTCGTTATCAGGAAAAATATCGTGGTTACCACGAATTAAAACTTTGTCGCCGTTAAGTCTGTGCATAATGCTTAACGCTTTACGATTAATAACAACATCACCCAAGTGGTAGACCTTGTCAGTGGGCTTTACCCGTTCGTTCCACGCCTTAACCATAAACTCATCCATTTCCGCAGGATCATCCCACGGGCGCAACTTTGTCACACCGTCGTTACGTGTGAAGCGGCAAACGCCAGCGTGACCAAAGTGCGTATCGCTTACTAAAAAAACACTAGGCATTTTGCCCTCCTTTCTTATAAATCGTTTGTAAAATTGCGCCAATCATCTATGTTGGGCTTTTCATTTTCATTGTATGTCCAACCCAACACTTTCATCATACGATGCTTAACTAGCAAGTTAGGACTACGGAATCTTTCAGTATCCTGAAAACCCATCATAACTCCAACTTCGCAAACAGCACCACTACGACAAATACCAGCAAAACAATGAACAATTACATCCATGCGATTGTCTAATGCGTGTTGCAGTAGTTGAACAAGCTCTGCGGCCTGCTCATGACTACACTTCATAGCTTCGTCATCAACATGATCCTTTTCCTCTACATCAAGAAATTCAAAACGATGAACTTCTTTAAATTGATGCTTTGGTGTAGGGAACCAGCTGGCAGGATCCGCAATTTGGATCAGCATACTGTTCTCGCCTACTGCGACATGGAATCCTTTTGGAATATCATCAGCCGCACAATTTTGAATCCACGGCATAATGATGCCCTCCTTAATGTACTGGTTCCTTTACTTCGCACTCTACGATCCAATTTTCAAATCGTGTTGCGCCTGTTACTTCTACACCTAGCCCAACAGCTTCGTTTACAAAATGCTGTAACAGTGTATTGTACAAATGGTCGGGCATAGTGTCTTTATCAAATTTAATCTTCATGCTGTAATCCAATCCATTTCTTCTTTAAGTTCAATTGATTCATTTCCATCATACTCGTGGATTCGAAACTCGGAACCCACGGGCAACCATTTTACTGCTAGATCATCAGCACCACCTATGTATGCTTCTGGGTAACGCATAGCCAAATAGGTCATTAGCTCGTCCTTCTTGTTGTTTAGCACCATGTCAACGATCATAGGATCAAACACTAGTTCTACGCCATAATGTGTGCTATTCCATGTGTACCAACCGGCACCGTAACCTGGACTAAAAACAACTGCTACCATTCCGTCTTTGATTACTTTCTCCATTATGGTCTCCGTTTCTTCCAACCGTATTCAACACCATCTGGGCATTTACCATCTTTGATGCTATCTGCTCCAAACACTCCTACAAGTTCCATACCATTTACATCGATAGTTACAAACTTGCCCAATATCCTAGCCCAAGCCATTGCTTGATCTAAGTCTTCAAATTCATGTGACACATTGTCATATGTTACTTTTACCATTGCTTTTTCTTTTAACATGTGTTTATTATACAGTCAAAACAAAG